AAAGAAAATAGTTCGGAAAAAGATTAAATAATTAATTTAAATTTTAAAAAATTTATATTATATATTATATATAATAATGACATTATTTAAAATCGAATTAGATTTAGAACAAAACTATAAGGATTTAATTACTGAAGTATTTAAAGTTTTAACTATTTTTGCAGTAGTTTATCTTATGAATTCATACTCTTCTTCCAAGAGTATTTTTGATGCCGAACCAACAGATTTCCTTGTCTACTATGGATTAGGTGTTCTTTTTTATTATCTTGTTATTAAACAAGTTGTTGTATTTGAATAGAAATTATAAAATTGAATTTAAGTATATGTTTGTAATTATAAATAATAAATACAAACATATTTAAATGGGTGTAAGTGGTTTTTATAGATATATATTAAAAAATTATCCGTCATGTATTAAGAAAGATAAAGATTTTTTAAAAACACCATATTTATTTTTTGATTATAATGGATTAATACATCCAGTAGTACAAATTGTATTAAAAAGTGTTGAAGAACAAAATTTGGATATTTCAGAATATGAATTAATTCAAAGAATTAATGAAGAAATTATTAAATATACTGATAAAATTATAAATTATATTAGACCTAGTTTTGTTTATATAGCGATGGATGGTGTAGCTCCTAGAGCAAAAATGATACAACAAAGACTCCGACGATTTAAATCAGCTAAAGAAAGAGATATTAGTCGTTTTGATACAAATTGTATTTCGCCAGGTACTAATTTTATGGCATTATTGTCAGTCAGATTAAATCAATATTTTTATAATGAGGTTCCTAAATTTGTAAATAACTATAAATTTTCAGATACATCTGAACCGGGTGAAGGAGAACATTCAATTATTAATTATATTAAAAATTATTGTAATGATAAAAAAACACAATGTATTATTTATGGTTTAGATGCGGACTTAATTATGCTTTGTATGTCAACATTATTACCATATATGTATTTGTTACGTGAAATTCAACATTTTGAAGCTAGCTATAATTCAAGTATTGATATTGATCAATTACAATTACAATTTTTGTGTATCGACGCATTAAAGTATAGTATGTTACTTGATATTGAAAAAACTTATCATATTCGTATTAAAAAAGATGAATTTTTTATAAAAGATTGGATATTTTTGACATTTTTTTTAGGAAATGATTTTTTGCCCCATTTAAAGGCAATAGATATATATAATAATGGAGTTCGTATTTTATTAAAAGTTTATTGTGATATTTTAAAAAAAACTAGACAAACTGAAAATGATTTTTTAATAAAAAAAGATAATAGTGTTAATATGTCTTTTTTAAGAAAAATGTTTAGTACCTTATCAAGAAATGAGGAAAACTATATTATTGAAAATATTAAACATAATAAATATAAAGGCAATGTCCTTGATGATTATCCAATTCGTTATTGTTATAAGGGTTGGAATTATAGATACTATGATTATTATTATAAAACCCATTCAGAAATTTATATAGAAAAAGTTGTAGAAGATTATTTTAAAACAATAATATGGACTAAAGATTACTACTTTACTGGTTGTCCTTGTTGGAAACATTATTTTAAATATAAAGGTTTGTTATTATCGTCTATTAATAATTATTTACAAAAAAATAATATAAATGATATCATTTTTAAGGAAACAAAACCTTATACATCTTCTCAACAATTAATGATGATTCTTCCACCAGAATCAAAAAAACTTGTAGAAGAAAAATATCAAAAATTAATGACAGATATTGATTCTGAATTAATTGAATTTTATCCTATAGAATTTCAATTAGAAAAAATGGATAAGAGTAGAGATTGGATGTACGAACCAATACTTCCTCATTATGATGAAAAAATTTTATTAAAATATGTTTAAATTTGATGAACTTCCTCCGATAAATTATAAATTCGACTATTTGTTTCATCGTTAATTAATATATTCTGATTAGAATTCTGTTTCGTAAATGATTTACGACAGAGAGCACAAGACATTTTTTTATTATTCATTAACCATTTATCTATACATTTTTTATGAAAACAATGACCACAAGGCAATTCTCTTTTATAAGAGCCTTCTTTATAATTATTTAAACATATGGCACAACAATCTTGTTGTGTTATTATATCATCTCCCTTTTTAATTTTTTTATATTTAGGAAGATGAGATAATTCATTTTTCATAAGTTTTTTTTTCTTCTTTTTGGTTGATACTTTTATATTTATTCGTATAAATGCTCTGTTCTCGTTTTCGGTAGCATCATGAATATCTTGTCCAGTTAACATACGATATAATATATCATTTATATTGTTTAATATGAAATCATAATCTGCTATCAAATTATCAGAATCAATTAATTGATCTATTTCCATAATATAATTTAAAAAGATATAAATATTTATAAAATTTTACTCACGATAATTCTATTGAGAATTTAAATATTTTAAAACATCTACTATACGAGTTTCAACAAATATTACTGCGTTTACCATATTTTCTAATGCTAATATTAACCATGTTTTCCGTTTTTCATCAACCTGATTATTATCTGATACAATAGTTTGCATTAATATATTAATTGTACCATCATCAATTTCAGTTATATTTACTTCATTATTTATTAATGGCTCACATGTATTTAAAATTTCGTCGATATTTTCTAATTCTGATTGTAAAATTTTTTTTCTATTTAATAATGTATTATAATTTTTAAACATTTCTTTCCAATTGTTTAAATTTTCTAATCTAGTTTCATAATTATTAATCTGTTTTATAATTGGAATTATATTTGGATTCATTTAATATAATTGAAGAAAAAATACTTATTTAAAATTTGAATTTTTAATATAAAAATTATATCAATTTTCTAAATTCATTTACAATTTCATTGCCAAAATCTGATGTTGATAAACTTTTGATTGTTTTTGAAGGATTGATATCTTTTGTATATAAATCCATATCTAATACATTTGAGATACTATCTTCTATTAGTTTTGCATAATTATTTAATTTTAATTGTTGCAACATCATTGCTAATGACAAAATTGTTCCTGTTGGGTTTGCTACATTTTTTCCTTCTAAATCAGGAGCACTTCCATGTATTGGTTCATATAATCCATTTCCTTCTTCATTTAAAGACATTGATGGTAATAATCCCAAACTTGATGATAAAATTGCCGCTTCATCTGATAAAATATCACCAAATAAATTTGCTGTAACAATTACGTCAAATCTTGTAGGTTCTTTGATTAATAAATAACTCATCGCATCTACATATTGATATTCTACTTCAATATTAGGATAATCTACTTTCACAATTTCGGAACATCGTCTCCATAATTTTGAAGTATTTAAAACATTTGATTTATCTACAATACAAAGTTTTTTATTTCTTTGAGAAGCAATATTGAATGCACATCTTAAAATTCGTTCAATTTGGATTGTTGTATATTTCATTATATCTTCAGCATAATCATTTTCTAATTTACCACATTCCGATTTATAAATACCACCAGATAATTCTCTTACAAACATTATATCTGAACCTTTTATTACTTTACTTTTTATTGGGGAAGCATCAATTAGTTTATTATATACCTTTATTGGTCGTAAATTACAAAATAATCCCATACCTTCCCGTAATCGTAATAATCCTTTTTCTGGGCGAATATCTGAATCTAATTTATTTGCATCTGGGTGACCAACAGCACCTAATAAAACACCATCTGCCATATTACATTTCATTATAATATTTGTAGTTATTGGTACTCCATATTTTTTATAACAATTATATCCAATTGGTAATTGTTCAATATTAAAATTTATATGTTTGTTTTCTTTCTCAATTACTCGTAGGATTTTTGTAGCCTGTTGTGTTATTTCTTTACTAATTCCATCACCAATTAATTCAATTATTTTATATACTTTAATCATCTGTTTTTACTTAAATAAATAAGACCTAAAATATTTAAGTTATTTCGTATATATATAGGATGAGTGAAAATATTAAATCTAATAAATTAGTAGTTTTTGATACTACGTTAAGAGATGGGGAGCAATCGCCAGGTGCTACTTTAAATATCGAAGAAAAGGTGGCGATTGCTCAACAATTATATATGTTAGGGGTAGATGTATGTGAAGCGGGATTTCCAATCGCATCACCAGGTGATTTTAAAGCGATTCAGCAAATTGTAAAAATTATTAATAATATAAATATTGAACGAGATAATGGACCAATGACAATATGTGCTTTAGCACGATGTTGTAAAAAAGATATTTTATGTGCTCATGAATCTATTAAAGATGCTAAAAAAAGTAGAATACATGTATTTTTAGCTACTAGTGATATTCACTTAGAAGCTAAATTAAAAATAACAAGAGAAGAATGTCTTGATAAAATTAAGAACATGGTATCGTATGCTAAATCTTTATGTAATGATATTGAATTTTCTCCTGAAGATGCTTGTAGAACTGATATAGAATTTCTTACTAAAGCAGTTCAAGTTGCTATTGATTCTGGTGCGACTACTATTAATATACCTGATACAGTTGGATATATAACACCAAATGAAATGTATTCTATTATATCTACATTAAAATCAAATATACGAAATGATGATGTGATTTTATCTACCCACTGTCATAATGATCTAGGATTGGCTACTGCTAATACATTGTCTGGTATTACAGCTGGAGCAAGACAGGTTGAAGTCACAATTAATGGAATCGGGGAACGTGCTGGAAATACCAGTCTTGAAGAAGTTATAATGACTTTAAATACTCGTCCTCAATTATTTCCTGTTACACATTCTATTAATATAATTCAAATAATTAAAACAAGTCGTATGGTTAGTGCGCTTACAGGTATGTTAGTTCAACCAAATAAGGCAATTGTAGGTGCTAATGCTTTCGCACATGAAGCTGGAATACATCAACATGGTGTATTAAAAAATGTTGCTACATATGAAATTATGAATCCGCAATCAATTGGATTAGAAAATAATATTATCGTTCTTGGAAAACATTCTGGTCGTCATGCTTTTAAAGAAAGAATTAAAAAAATGGGATATACAAATATAAGTGAGAAACAACTTCTTTCAATTGTAAAAAAAATTAAATGCTTAGCTGATGCTAAGAAACATATAACTGATGAGGATATTGAAGCAGTTATTATTGATAAAATAATAACAATTACTAGCAATTGGAAAATTGTATCCATTAATATTAAATCCGCTAGTAAAACTAGATCTGATGCAAATATATCTATGAGTAATAAAGATAATAAATATATTTCAAGAAAATCATCTGGTAATGGACCAATTGATGCTATATATAATTGTATAAATCAAATTATTGGTGTTTCAACAAAACTTAAAATATATAAAGTTGATTCTATTACTTCTGGATTTGATGCTTTAGGAAGAGTTACTGTTAAAATAACTGATTCTGAGAATAATACTTTAATCACAGGATATAGCACTCATACTGATATTATTATGGCTAGTGCTAATGCTTATGTTAATGCTATTAATCGTATGTTATATAAAAATTAAAAATTTATCGACATTTATAATTACAAGCAGATTTTGTTCGTATTTTATGTAAAATTTTACCATCACAATTATTACATTTAATATAAGATACATTATTTATATTTTTCAATAAAATATCAGTATATGATTTACAGCTATGACATATATATGTGATAGATTTTTTATCATTTTGTTTTAATGATGGAGATGTATTTTTGTCCATTCTTATAACAAAACAATATATTTTTTTTATGTAAATTTTTTTTTTACTAATGAAATTATTTTATTTATTAAACAATCTTGACATAAGCGATTTTCTTGATTACATATGATTAAGAGATATGATATTTGACCGTTATAACATTCTTTACACAATTCTTGTAGATATTTATTTATTATATGGCTAGCATTAAGAGATAGATTTGTATTATTATAAATAATATTACTGTAATTTTTTGAAAAAATATTGTATAATTTTTTTATATTTGAAAAATTTAAATAAAAAATTTCTTGATTGGCTTCTTTTTTTTTAATATGTACTTTATAGTAATCATTTTTTTCAGATTTATATAAAATAATTTCTAGTTCATTAGAGATTTTAATTTTTTTCATATTTTTTGAAATATTTATAATTTTTGATTTTTTCATTATATTATAATTTAAAGATAATATTAACATATTAATATAATGAAAACTATGAATAAAAGTTTGAATAAAAATACCCAAAAAGAAAAAGAATCAGAACCAGATATTAAATTAGATAAGGAATCTGAAAACAACCCTGATATAAATTTTTCAAATTTTTTACAAAATTATATTGCTAATGATAGTGAAAATGAAAGCGAAAATTCATTAATATCAAATGATGGAGATGAAACAAATGAACAAAGTTTAAAAAATTTTTTTTATTCTTCCGATTCTTCTTCTGATTATCTTCCTAGATATTCTACACTAACATTAAGAACTTCTAATTATATACCACCAATATATGTTGGTCCAATTGATGTTGAAGTATATAGAGTAATATATGGATGTTTAAATTCTCGATTTCCAGAAGAGATTTGTGAAATTATTACTGATTACTTATCGTTATCAGTTTTTGTATAAATCCAGTCCGTAAAAAATTTAATATTTTTAAATTTTAATTGCTAATTACATATTATTTTCGTAAATAGGCATCAATCCTCCTCCAAAAAAAGCGTTAATATCGTTCCTTTCAATTTGAGCGTCAGGAATGATTCCTAATTCTTCATTGTTTGATTGAGAAATAGAGAGATTAACAATCTCTGGAATCAGAGATTCAGACTCCTTATTTTCCTCATCTTGTTCAAAATTAACTTGTAGAGGTTGGCGGCATCCAGGGCAACGTAAATCTCTAGTATTGAGAAGGTGTTCAACGCATTCCGAGCAAAGATTCCGTCCTTCACTGCAAAGACAAGTGGCGATATAATGTTCAGGAACATTCTTTTCCGCATTAATCTTGTCAGATGCTTTATCAAGACACACACAACAAGGTTCATCAGACGTAGAAAACGTAGAATCAAGAAGTTTTGGAAAAACCTTGTATCCATTTTTGATGATTTTTTCCTGTCGATGTATCAATTTTGATATCTTTCGTGCGGTGTGAGTGTTTGATACTAAACCACTTTCAGGAAAAAGCGGATGAGCAGTTTTTGTTCCAATTTCCAAAAGAGTATCAAGCGTTCCGAACGTTTTCTGATATTCGAGTGGCAGACCAAGAGATCCATCATGTCCATTAATTTGGAGCAAGTTACAACTAAAAT